ATTATCTTGTATCACATCTAGCAAATTGTTTACCATTGAGGCTGCAAAGAAAGCATTCGGAGTTAAATAATGATGTCAGTTCGCCAATGGAGTGTACGTCATGCTCGGGGCTTAGAGATTTTCTACAACCTTTTTGAACGCATTGTGGTTGCTCTACATCCTGTATGGAATTTCATTGGTTATGATAGGTTAGAACGGCCTGTAGCTGCTGTAGAAAAACTAGTCAAAGGTTTCTTGTTTGATTGTCAAATGTGCGGACAGTGTATGTTGAGTAGTTCAGGAAGGAGTTGTCCTATGAACTGTCGAAAATCTCTGCGTAACGGTCCTTGTGGCGGTGTCCGTGCTGATGGTGGTTGTGAAGTTAAACCCGATATGCGGTGCGTTTGGCTTGAAGCCTGGGATGGTAGTCAACGCATGAAAGCAGGAAGGCTTGCAATCAATATAATACAGGTTCCAATTGATAACCGAAATCTTAAAAAAAGCTCGTGGCGAAGAATAGCCAGACAAAAGAATGGAGTAGAAGAATGAAATGCGATAAATGTGGATATGATGACAACGGCACAGGCGACACTGCCCATGTTTGTGGACCAATCAAACTAAAGTTAAAACATGTTGAATTGCACGAAGAACATGACCGCTTTGAAGAACACATGGCTAAAGATGAAAGCCATTTACCTGTGACAGAGCAAAGTCTAGTATTTCGGTTGCGTAAACGTGCAGAGATTCGCAGACAGATTGGTTCACGTAAAAGTGTTGCAGAAGGTAAACCAGATCGTATTGCCGATTTATTGGAAGAAGCAGCAAACGAGATTGACAAATTAAAGAATAGGTGATATAATGTTTATTCAGAATTGCGCTGCAACTGATATCAGTAGCGGCATGTGGTATAAGGATCCGGGACAGAATAGTATGTTGATTAGCATTACCGATCCGGCAGGTTGGAAGCCTGAAGCCAAGCATAACTTCAAAGAGCGACACAATTTTGAGTTCCTTGACATTGAAGCTAATGACTATTCAATGGAAGAAGATTGGAAAGTTAGTGATGCACAGGCCGTTGAACTTGTTCGCTTGCTACAACATGCAATGTACAATGACATGAATGTTATTGTACATTGCACTGCTGGAATTTGTCGTAGTGGAGCAGTGACCGAAGTTGGCGTTATGATGGGCTTTGAGGATACTCATGCAGTACGTCAGCCTAACTTAATGGTCAAGCACAAGATGATGAAGGTTCTTGGATGGACTTATGATACCAATGAAAAGAGTGCGCCAAACAACTGGCGCGGAATGCAATTTGAAGGAGAGAAATAATGCCTAAGTGTTATCAATTAATTGGAGTACCAGGCTCAGGTAAAAGCACTTGGGTTGCTCATCAAGAGTGGGCAGATAAGTGTGCATATATTTCTACTGACAAATGGGTAGATGATTACGCACGAGATATGGGAAAGACATATAACGAAGTATTCAAAGAATATATGCCTGAAGCTATTGATATGATGATTAACGATGTCGTTAAGGCACGTGCCATGGACAAGGATATAATTTGGGATCAAACTTCTACTACAGTTAAAAGCCGTAAGAAGAAGTTTAATATGTTGCCTGGTTATGAACATATTGCTGTGGTGTTTCGTACTCCTGAAAGTGAAGAACTAGCAAAGCGGTTAGCAAGTCGTCCTGGTAAGAACATTCCCGACTATGTTGTGCGTACTATGATTGATGGATTTGAAATGCCTACTCTAGCAGAAGGGTTTATTGAAATCATTCATGGATAATTATATGTAAATCAAAATAGGACCTTCGGGTCCTATTTTTTTGGATAAAATTTGTGTTTTTATAATATACGTATAAATAGCAGTATCATGTTTCAATTTATCACAGACCTTTCACACACATTATTAAGTTTTATAAAAGACGATCCTGTTCGTCCTGAAATATCTACTGATTTTAGAGTTAGCGACGGCAGAGTTGTTGCTGCACTAACTGATGAAGAACATAATCCAGAGGCAATGGTACGTGTTAGCTTCCATGACTGGGTTCCTGAAGGTCTAGAAGATTTGAAGAAAACTGCTCAAGTGCCCACAACAGCCATATTGTATACCATTTGGAGTTACAAAAGCGGCAAAGGAGCAGAATTGCTTATACAAGCTGTAAAGGGAATTAAAGCACAATATCCTAGCGTTACTAGATTTGTGACACTAAGTCCCAAGACAAACCTGGCCCGTCGTTTTCATTTAAAGAACGGTGCTATCGTTTTCCGAGAAAACATAGATACTACCAATTATGAGTATCTTACAGAAACTCCCAAGGAATTTCAGGAAAATCCGTTGTAAAAATACAACAATCTGCTCATTTTTTAAGCAATTTTGAGTGTTGACATTAAATGATTTCGGGTGTATAATACACTTATGAACTTGAAAATCACCCGTAAGCGTAGAACTGATCGTAATCAAGTGTTATACTTTATCCAAGATACAGTAACATTTGAATCCTACATTGGTTTGACTGCTGTATGTTTCGCAGGAAATGTGCGTAAGACATTGACCCGTCGTATGCAAAAGCATATGCAACGGGCATTGACTGAGCAGAAGAATTGGGGTTTGTCTTGTGCATTGCGTGAGCGTGGCGCCGAGCGTTTTGTATTCGGTGTGATTGAAATTGTGCGTGGCAAGCGTCCTGCACATAGCCGTGAAACAGAATTGATTAACACATTGCGTCCAGCGATGAACACTTTTGGAGTTAAGTAATGAACGAACGAATTCAAAAACTTGCTGAACAGGCTGGGGCAGTACAGTACGGAGTGGATTATCAGCGTGATGCTTACCCTATTAACTTGGAAGAACTCAAAAAGTTCGCCGAGTTGATTGTGAGGGAATGTTGCGATCAGGTAAGAATGGTTGATGCTATGGAAATTAAAAAACATTTCGGAGTAGAAGAATGAAAACACTGGAAGAATTGCAAGTAAAAGCCGCTGCTATCCTTGCTAGCTGCGAACACTGGAAGTCGTGTCAGGATGGCTCCTACGAGATGGCACTTCATTATGCAGGATTTAATGAAGTGATGAAGCAAATACGGGAATACAAGGAATGTTGGAATGAACGAACGAATTCGTGAACTTGCTGATGAGGCTGGTATTGCTGTGTGGGGTGATGCTGTGTATATGTATCATCCAGGTAATACCTTGGACTCAACTGTTATGACAAAGTTTGCTGAGTTGATTGTCAGGGAATGTGCCCGAGTAGCAATAAAAAAGCAGACTGAAAATGATATGGATAATATTGTAAGCAAGAATCCTGCAAAAGATTTTGCTTATGCTTTGATTGAACATTTTGAAATTAAGTAAGGAGGATGATATGAAATGGTTTTGGAACAAGGCAAAAGGACTCAATGCAGATATTGAGCGGCACCGTGCTAAAGAAAAAGAGTTAGAAGCAATGATTGCTGAACTTGAAGGTGAGACAGATCCAATGAGTGTTGCAACATTGCGAACATACCGTAGGTTCCTGTACCAACTGCACTTGAGCAAGGCTGAGGTTGTTACTAAGATTGGAAGGAAATAATGTGCCTACACAATTTAAATTTAAAACTAGTGTTCTAAGAGATGAATGATGGACTATAAATTTATTGGATGGAACACTACAGATGGTGCAGACAAAGTTTGGGGTGCTATCTATATGGAAGATAGAACCAACATCCGTCCTAAAGTATTAATCTTCTGGGGCCGTCGTGGCAAGAAACTGCAAACCAAAATGGATCGAGAAGGTTGGGATTTAGATAAATTGATTAGAGAAAAAACACAAAAAGGTTATGACCAAATTGATAATCGTCATCTGAAAACTGTTTATCCAGAATTTCAAAATGATTTGGAAAAGACCACAATGTGGGCATTACTTAAGCTATGAATTCATCCCAGCGTAGAAAAGCTAAACGTGAACATCCTCACCGTGTTTCATTATTGGTTAACGGCAATGAAAGGTATTATGCTTTTGATCTTAGAGTAGATGCCGCAAAAAAGTGGTGTAGAAAGAAATGTACAGGTAGTTATGTTATTGATAATACTGATATCTCTAGGTCAGTATTTAAATTTGCTAATGAAAAAGATGCAATAATTTTTGGATTGAAAGTTTTATGAAAACAAAAGAACAAATTATCACAGGTATGTGCTATACATGCCGACATGATTATGGGTTGCGTAAAGAAGAAGGTGACAAGTCTTTGTCAAGTGGTTTAACAGAGCAGGAAGCCAAAACGCTTTACAAACAAATGGAACAGATATATAATAACGATATTGAACCGATTCTTGATCATTACAAAGGAAAAGAAAATGCAGCTAAGTGAAGTTAACAACACCTTTCAACATAAAATCACTAGTGGAGGTGAGTATCTTTGGGATTGCTACCCTAGTCCATGGACTATTGATTACACTAGCAAATATGCACATGGAA